ACTTATGCGATTGAGTTTGCTTATTATGATTTCGGCAATTTGATATTTACAATCAAGTGGATCTCAGCGAAGACAGAAAAAAAAATGCAATTGATGCACTGATCAAACGATATAGCAATATCCACATTTTGGATATAAGAGAGATCCAGAGTTAATTCCGCAATCGTCAGCGATAGCAAACAGGAGGGATATAATGACCAGAAAAATAAAGATTGAAATAATTAAAGACGTCTATTGGGAAGATTGGGGAACCATGCGAAAAGTCTTTAAAAAAGGTTGGATTGGTTGGGCTACAGGCTATTACGAAAACGGAAAATTGGTTGGAGTATCTAGTGAAAGTCCAATTTGCGTCGGCGTATCAGATGAAATTTGGGATGACTGCTATAAGGTTTTGGAGCAGGAGGGATCAGATGGTACCAAAATTTAGAGCGTGGGATAAAGCAATTAACGAAATGATACCTTGGCGCATGCTGCTAAACGTCTACAATTTACGAAATGTTTTTATAAGACCTGAAACATGCGGATTAGTCCTCATGCAATCCACAGGCTTGAAAGACAAGAACGGCGTGGAGATTTTCGAGGGGGATATAGTAGCAATTAAGTATTCTGAATCTGGATATCACTACTATGAAAAAATAGTTTTCGAGAATGGAACTTTCACTGCAGGGGATGAAGATTGGCTATATAACATCAAAGATTATTGCGTTGTATGTGGCAACATATACGAAAACCCAGAACTATTGGAGAAAGCCAATGAAATTTAATCATTATACGGTACTAGCTGTTGTATCAATACTGCTAACGATCGCTGGCCTAAGTTGGCTATCCTATACAATTACGGATTGGGGGAATAAATACTTGAAAAGTAAATACGTGATTTATATCTTGTTAGCAATGCTTGCAGTGTCTTGTTGGGGATCAACGTACGTAATTTGGTCCCAATCAAAGCAAATTGAGCAGTTACAAGAACAGCTGCAGCATGAGCAGATGAAGTACAAGATTATTATCAATGATCCGCTAGTGCAAGATGCGATGGAAAGTGGAGGATGAAGATGACTTTTGCAGTACTAGGTACAACGGCTTTTGTCGTGATTATGTTTCTATGTGTTGTGATAGGCAAGGCTACTGACAAAAAGGAGCAAGATTATGGAGGAAGCTATTTTATGGAACAAGATGGCTTTGATCATCGAAGTGATCGTCACAGAGCAGTTAAAGGAGATCGAGAGTAAAGCAAAATAAAAAGCATTAAGCAATCGCCCAATGCCCCCAAAATAATGATTTTGTCCCCGCCAAGGTAATTTCATTATACCAAATAAAGGGGCGATTGAGCAATGATGCTATTACTAAGAGAAGTTGATTTCTCTCAAACGAGAAAGAATGCACGATATGTTTTGAAGAACTACCGTCGGTTGGAGCGGATTGCAGGTCGTTCAAAGATCGATGTCCGCTCACCGATTATTACTGATATGCCTAGAACACCTAGTAATGGAAATAAGTCTGAGGATGCTTTTATTCAAAGATTGGATGCAGAAACAGAAAGAGATGCAATAATCGTGGCGCTTATGGCTTTGAAGTTAACAAGCAGACAGATACTTCATTATAGCTTCTGCTTACAAGATCAATATTCTAATCTAAGAATCGCAGATGAGATGGGCTATTCAGTTCGGCAAATTGAGCGAATGAAATCAGATGCATTGGTTGAATTTGCTGAAAGTTATCGTCGTGGCAAGCTTGTCGCTTATCGCTGAAAAATTGCGGTTTTTTGGCGGTATAATGGCGGTTTAGTGCCAATAATCCATAGTAAGATAGTATTATCAATTATTGTAAATAACAGGGCGCACTCCTTTAAGATCCGTTGGCAAACCTCCTTTCTGAAAATTATTCCCAGCGTCCTGTTTTTAATTAAGACGGCGACAAAAAAATCTATTATGAATGGAGTTGAACACACTCCTTATCTTCATTCGCTAGCCGTCTTTTTCAGGAATTGGCTCAGTTTGGTAGAGCGCTACTCTTGGGAAGTAGAGGCCGCAGGTTCAAATCCAGCATTCCTGATTGGCATTAGTGACTTGATGGTTATTCTGAAAATACTAGATAAAGTAAGAGGTAATTAATCAAGGTTGATAACCTTGAACCCGTCAAGAATATCTATTTAAGCCCGACAGATAGCTCAGCTGGTAGAGCGTACGACGGATACTCGTAAGGTCGGTGGTTCAAATCCACCTCTGTCAATTGGGAGTTGTCAATTAGATTACTCACATGATCTTTGGTGCTTCCTACTAAACAGTCCTTCGGGGCTGTTTTTTGTTGGTTATCACTCTGATTCTTGATATTATATGTAAAAAGGAGTGATTCGATGAATACCTTAGATAAACTAATAATGTCGTCGGTAACAAAACACGGTGGAAAAAATGTTCCCTATTCTACCATCTGCAATGATTTTAGTGATTATGAACCAAAGAAGATTCGACAATCAATTAGGAATTATTGTGTAGGGAAAAAGCCGGATTATCCAGGAAAACAGGATATTTATCAAATAGACGAGTGTCCAGAAAACAAAAGATACTCAATGGTTAGTTTAAAGAATCACGACCTCTCTTGAGGTCTTTTTTTATACATAAAATTACAAAACAAACACAGATTGCGAGGTGAGAGTAGTGAAATTAACTGAAAAACAACGTAGGTTTGCGGATGAGTACATTATCAGCGGTAATGCTACTCAAGCCGCCATTTCTGCTGGGTATAGTAAACGAACTGCTAAGTCTGTAGGTAGTGAGAACCTGACAAAACCTGACATTAGACAATATATAGACGAAAGACTTGAACAGCTGCAATCAGAAAAAATCGCTAATCAAGAAGAGGTCCTGGAATATTTGAGTAAGGTTATGCGAGGAGAAGAAACAGATCAAACGGTAGTCTTTCAAGGATCTGAATACGGTTCAACGATAGAAGATGTGCAAGTAGCTAATAAAGATCGTATAAGAGCAGCTGAACTTCTGGGCAAAAGGTATAGCCTATGGACTGACAAAGTGGAGCTAGATGGCAATATGGATCTGAAGGTGGTGGTTGATTATGGTGATGGCGAAAACGAAGCGCCAAATGATAGTTAAGGTACAATTTAACCGGAATTTCCAAACCTATAATACCACTAGGAAAAGATATCGATTAGCTAAAGGATCAGCGGGTTCTGGTAAATCCGTAAATACTGCGCAAGACTTTATCATAAAACTTGGAGATCCAAAATATAAAGGAGCAAATCTTCTTTGTGTTCGTAAAGTCGCCGAGTCAAATAAAGATAGTACGTATGCTGAATTGAAATCTGCTATTTATAAAATCTACGGATCTGATTACCACAAATATTGGTCGATTAAATCATCGCCTATGATGCTCGAATCAAAAATTACTGGCAATCAAGTGATATTTCGTGGAATGAAAGATGACGGACAGCGAGAAAAAGTGAAATCTATTACTTTTGACCGTGGTAAACTCACTTGGATATGGATTGAGGAAGCGACAGAACTTTATGAAGCCGATGTAGACATTCTCGATGACCGTTTACGTGGTAATTTGGATTTTAACCCATATCTTTACTATCAAATGACATTTACTTTTAACCCGGTATCAGCTACTCACTGGATTAAGGCAAAGTACTTTGATGTAACGCATCCAGACATTTTTACTCATCAATCAACATATCTACAGAATCGATTCATTGATGAAGCCTATCACCGGCGGATGATGATGCGAAAAGAGCGTGATCCTGATGGATATCAAATCTATGGACTCGGCGAATGGGGTGAGTCTGGTGGACTTATCCTTACTAATTACATTGTAGAAAACTTTAACACAGACCCAGAACGTTTTGACTACATGGTTAACGCTCAAGACTTCGGATTCAATCATGCCAATGCTATTGGTGAAATTGGATTTAAAGATGGCGAGCTTTTTTTGTGCCGTGAAATCTATGAGTTCGAAAAAGATACGAGTGAACTTATTGCGATCGCTAATGAAAAAAGAATCAATAAAAAACTGGTTATGTGGTGTGATTCTGCCGAGCCGGATCGAATTAAAATGTGGCGAAAAGCTGGCTATCATGCTGAACCAGTTGTAAAAGAACCCGGAAGTGTGTCAGCGCAGATCGATTATTTGAAGCAGATGCGCATCCATATCCATCCAAGTTGTACAAATACAATCAAAGAAATACAACAATGGAAGTGGAGAAAGGACGAGAAATCCAATACTTTTACAGATGTTCCGGTGAATTTCTTTGATGATGCAATGGCTATGTTGCGATACTCTATTGAACTGGAAAGGCGTAAAGGTCAGCAAGCCAAGAAAAGACGTACAAATAGAAAGACAGCATTTTAGGAGGTGGTTTCTTGACATCGAAAATTATTAGTGGCGGATCGTCAGGATCTGTTCCTAAAGAATATATCAAAAAGAACGTGAGCATTGAGAAGAAAAGAACTCTAAAGTTTAAGTCTGCAGGTGGTTTTGATCAAAGAAGAGATTTGACCCAATTATCTCCACCATATGATATCGCTACTTTACGATCAATCACCGATATATCTGACATTCTGAATCAATCAATTGAAGCATACGTAACGAACGTGGCTGGATTTGGTTTTGGTATACGTTACAAGGTTGACGACACCGAAGAAACAGCAGAGATGAAGGCAGAATGGAATCAATTGGATACCCTTCTCAAAGAATTATCCTTTGAACGTCCGCCGAAAGAAGTGATTGAGGAGGTCATTCGACATGTTGAAGAATGCGGGAATGGCTATATTGAAGTTATTCGTAATCTTAAAGGTGATGTTGTAGGAATTGATTCTGTAAAGCCTGAGTACATGACTGTTACCAAACTAAATAGAGTTATAAATGCGGACGGATCAGAGATTAAGGTCCGCTATTTTGTTTTTCGTGATTCTATGGATGATTCTGTTAAAGAATCTGGAACGTGGTATAAAACCTATGGTGACCCTACTCCGTTGAATTCAAATGGAAGCGTGGGTTCTGAGGGGCAAGGAACAGCTACTGAAATCATTCACCTCAAAAATGGTGATTTTCAAGATCCTTATGGCAAGCCTCGCTGGGTAGGTCCATTGATTAAAATACTTGGAAATCGTAAAGCCGACGAATTGAACTATCGATATTTTACTCAGGGAAGACATATTCCTCTTGCCATCACGCTAGAAAATGCGCAGCTGACTGAACAATCCGAAGCCACGTTACAGGCATATGCTAATGCAATTGGCGGGGAAGAAAATCAGCATAAGTTTTTATTGCTAGAAGCTGAAAAAGTAAGTCCTGCAGAAGAAGGGCTAGGATATGGGGAAGATAAATTCAAGCCAGCAATTAACATTGAGAAGTTAGCAGACATCTTACAAAAAGACGCTCTATTTCTTGAGTACGATGAGAACGTTATTGAATCAGTTCTTGGAGCATTCCGTTTGCCCCCAATTTATGTAGCAAGATCAAACGACTATACAAGAGCTACTGCTGAGACTGCTAAAGAACTGACGGAAGAGCAAGTGTTCCAACCTATGCGAGAATCTTACGATTGGCGTATTAATTCGCTTTTTAGGGAATATGAATTCAAGTATGTAGAAGTGTTTCTGAAATCATCCAATCTTGTAAATATGGAGGATGTGAAAGCGATTCTCACACCAGCTATCCAAGCAAATGCAGTCGCTCCAAATGATTTGAGGGATATTCTTTCAAAAGCCCTCAATAAGCCGCTAGAAGCTTTTGATGGAGAAGAGTACAATTATCCGTTGAATAAACAATCATCGTCATCAGCGTTTAATCTTGGTGAATTGGACGTGGCTAAGGCATATGGTGAAGGAGAAGTAAGTGAAATTGCAGCAAGTATTCGGCGTATGATCCGGAGTGTGAAGTCTGATGAATGATGAAGAGTTAATTAAAGCCGCTTTACAGTTAAAAAAAGAAGAAGATGATGAACTGGCTAAGCTTCTAGAAAAAGCAGGCTTTTTATTTGTTCCAATTTTGCTTACGTTCATCTTAAATTCAGAGGATAAGATGGATGACACCTTGCAAATTGATTACGAGGAAGTATGGGAAAAGGTAAAGAAATTCGTAGAGAATCGAAAAAAGAAACCGACCAAATTATCTATAAAAGTTATGCTCCGTGGACGATCATTCAAATCAAACATGGAAGAAAGTGTTATCCCAGAACTGAGAAAAGCTTTCTTTGGGTTGTTTGATGAATTTAATGCCAAGTATGATGGATCTGAAGGCTTTGATTATCAGACGAAACACTACCGAGACATCGAAAAATGGCTTAGGACGCTGCCAAAGTTAATGAACATCACTACAGAGAACGCTCTTGTAGGAGTGATTCAAGAATCTTTTGATGAAGGCAAAGGAATCCGATGGTTAGAAAGTAAACTGTCTTCACTTCCTGAATTTTCTCGCAATCGTGCCAGGACAACTGCAATCACTGAGGGATTAAGGATGTACTCTGGCAGCCAGTATGAAGCATTTATGCAAAATGATGCTGTTATAGGTATGACTTGGCGCCACACTCATGGCATAAAAGAACCGAGAAAAGGTCACGAGGCAATGGACGGCCAAACAATCGCTAAAGGCGAGTACTTCATCGTCAATGGCGAAAGTTGCCGTTATCCTCGTGACCCTAAGTTATCTGCTAAGGAGTCAATACATTGTCACTGTTTTGTGGTGCCAGAAATAAAAGATAATTAGAAAGGTGGTGAGAAAATGCGAAAACTAGAAAACGTTCTTGTAACACATGTTTCATATGTGGATAAGGCAGCCAATAAGAAATCATTCTTTCTTACTAAGTCTGCCGAAGACCTAAAACAAAAATTTGAAACCGAAATTAAGTTGGTCACTAAATCGGATGATCCACAAAAGCTTGTATATGGTATTGTTTATGAGCCTGATGTTGAAGATGTTCATGGAGATTTCATGGATGCTGAAACAATCGAGAAGGCTGCACATGGATTCATGGCGGATTATCAACAAATTGATAAACAGCACGATTTCACCACAAATGCCGGAAAAGTAGTAGAGAGTTATGTTGCCCCTGTTGATATGACTATCGGCGAAACCACAATCACAAAGGGAACGTGGGTACTTGTCACTAAAGCTACTGATGAGATGTGGGAGTCGATCCAGAAAGGTGATTTTACAGGATATTCATTGGCCGGTACAGCTCAGGTCGAAGAAGTTCAGAAGCAGACAGCCGATAACTTTAACAACAGCAAAACTTATCGGGATATTAATGCAGCTTTAGACGCTTTTCGTTCTGCTTCATGGTCTATTTTAGATAATTACACAGCAAACGACGCTGACAAGATAGCTAGTATTCAATCTGAAATTAACGAGTTATCCACATTGATCAGTACTATTGATACAAATAAATCAGTTACCAAACAAGGACTAATCGAAACGGTTAAGTCCTTTTTTAGTGCAAATAAATCCGAGGAGGATGAGGAAATGACAGAAGAACAGTTAAAAAAAGCGCTTGGCGAAGCGCTAAAACCAGTAAATGATCGTTTAACAGCATTAGAAAAAGGCGATAAATCAGGCGAAGAAACAGAAACAGGGAATTCAGAAGCTAGCGTTGAATTAGATGCTGATGCTATTGCTAAGGCTGTATCAGAAGCCGTGGCACCTTTGAATGCGAAGATCGAGAATCTCGAAAAATCTCGAATCAGCAATAATGCTGAACAAAATTACACAGAAACAGTGGAGAAATCGGTTGTACCATCTTATGTGGACGCTGCTTTCCCAATTTCTGAATAAAGGGGGAAATACAAATGACAAACGTTTTATCGAACGAAACATTGATCAAACAAATGAACGCAATCTTAAAAGCTGGTAACAATGTTACCTTACGGGAAGATAATGCTCGAGCATTCTTCTTAGATGCAGTTGCAACTGCAGGAACTATCGGGAAATTATTTGTCCATTTTGCCAAATCAGGTACAGGATCTTTGGATAAATTAGGTGTTAAAAAGCGTACATTGAAAAAACATCTAGGTATTAACACTGAAGATACTGGAACGGATATCAAAGAAGAAGACACAGTACCATTCTCTCTTGTTCCGGTTTACTTGGATACATGGATCGAGAACAGCAATACATTTTATACCGCTCGTACTCGTGGGCAAGATGTCCGTCAAGCGTTACTTTCACTAATGCAAGCTCAGTATGCAGCGGATTTGCAAGATCTAGCATTTAATGGGGATGAATCTTCTTCTGATGCATTCGTAAAATTAAATGATGGTTACATCAAAATGGCTAAAGCATCTGCTGAAGTAAAAGTAGAAGGTGCTAAATTGCCAACGATTCAAGAGCTAACAGCTGCAACTGCTAGAATTGAACCAAAATATTTACGTCAAGGAACATTTAAATTCTTTATGTCTCAAGCGACAGCAACAAACTATGTTGTTGAATTACAAAATCGGAATACTGCTTTAGGTGATGCTGTACTCGTGGATGGTGCCCTACGCAATATCGGTGGATTTGGAGTCGAAGTTGTTGAGTCTATGGAAAACAATGTAATTCTGTTCACTCCTTATGAAAACCTTGCTGTTGTTTCTGGTTTGACTGTTACTTTGACAACTGCTGCTCAAGACAGCCGTGCCGTTGCAAAACAGGCAACATATCACTTCATGCTTGATGATATTGACTTCATCATTCGTGAACCTAAAGCACTAGCTTACTTCGGTATTGATGCTACTCCAGAAGGATAAGAAAGGGAACGGTGAAAAACATGGTAAAATACAATGTTTTAAAAAAATTCCGAGATAAAGAAACTAAAGAAGTTTATGAAGCAGGGACGGTCATTGATATGACCGTTAAACGTGCTGAAGAAGTTGCTGTAAATCTAGATAATTCTTTCTTAGAACGTGTTGAAGAAAAGAAAGAAGACAAGAAAGCTGGCAAAGACGATCAGAAGGAAGACAAAAAAGAAAAGTAGGTGAAGATCATGTCTGAACCTTATGTTGA